TTTTCATTTGTTTCATTTGTTTCACCATTATTACCAAAATTGACATCATCATTATTTGTTACTGCTTCGGCAGCTTTACGTTTATCAAGTAGTTCTTTTGCTTGTTTTTCTTTTCCTTTAATTACATTTGAATTATATTGGCGGGCTATTTTCATTTCAGAATTGTTTGCACTTTTATTATTCTTGGGTGATTTCCTGGGAGTAGTGAAAGCGGCTCTCATTTTTTCCCCTTTTTCTTTTTTTTCCTTTTTATATTCTTCGTTTGTTCTCGGGGAGTAACCAGGATTATTGGTTAGGGGTGTGGTATTATTTGAAGGGGATAAAAAATTAGTATATGATAAAATGGGCCCTTTATTTTCGTTGTCATTGTTCGTATGTAAACCTAACTCGTTTCCCTGCTTTACCACGTTTTCCCATTCCTTATCAAGGTTACCATTATTACTACCATTACTATGAATACTATCATTTTCTGATAATCCATTATTTTCGGCATATTCTAGGTCTTCTTGTTGTTTATAATTAGAAGCGTTCATTCGTTGTATCATATTTCCTTCGTTGAAAATGGCCTCAGCCTGAGGACATTTTTCTCTAATAAATTTATTAATTTCAGTATGAAAATTAAAACCACCTACTACATCTTGTCCGGTAATATATGTATGAATATTTTCTGTAGCATCGTCATAACTACGCATTAAACCACTTATACTTGCAAGTTTTTTATGTATTTCCTTATATGACCCTTCCAATTCACTAATTTTGTTTGCGTCCAATTTTGTTTTGTCGATATTTTCGAATGGATTAACATCCATCAAGATTGTTGTTACGCCTTTACTTTGTGGATTTAATATTTTGTTTTTAACTAATATGCCAAATATTTCGTTTTTAATAATTTCTTTATTCTTATCCATACAACCCTCATACTCATACCTATTGTTTGTGCGTGTGCTGTCAGCTTGTTGAATAACGTGTTTATAAATTTTATCTAAAAAAACGTTTTTTTTTGCAGTTAATGATTTTGTAACATTATCTATTCTTTCCAAAATATTATTTGTTTTTTGCTCAAAATCTGGCAAACCAGTGTTGTTACTATTTTTGTTGTTTGACATTTATATATATATATTAAATTTATATAATATAATTATACGTTTAATTATATTCCAATGAATATAATTAAAATATATTATATTACATATTTATAAAAAATGTCTTGTGATAATTCTGATAATATATGTATATTATGTCATGATAAAGATGTCAAATATTATGACAATAGTATGAATATAATAGAAAATAATGAAAATAATGAAAATAATGAAAATAATGAAAATAATGAAAATAATGAAAATAATGAATTAATAGATTACAAACATTGTTTAAATATTAAAATTCACCCTCAATGTTTATGTATGTGGTTTATTAAACAACGTAATGAATGTTTAATATGTAGAAAAAAACTTGATATAAACCATAATGTTTTAAATGATACAAAAGTATTTATTGTAAAAATACAAAAACAAGATTATAGCGAGATTGATATAATTTACCCCATTCAGTATATTAGTATTGAATATCACAGAACTAATATACGCGATTTACCACCGTTAAATATAGATAATATAAATACTGAATTAAATAATGTAATGAATATTGATGACGTTGATTTTGACAATACAATGCGCATTAATGTTATAAGATTTATACCCATTGTGGATAGTATAAAAATACTATTATATTTATTTATAATCTATTTGTGTGGTTCGTTAGTGAATATAATATATAATACAATTATAAATTTATAATTTAATTTTTCCAGCAAAATCCGAAATTTTTTGAAATTGTTTATTTGAAAGAGTAATACCTTGGTCTATTTCCTTTAAATCGGATAAAAGAACACTAACATATTTTTGGTCATTATTAATTTGTTGATAATTATCCTGTTCTTTAAAATATTCTTTATCTACAACAGAGTTATCACTATCACTATCACTATCATTATCTATATATTTTAAAAATTTATCATCATCATCATTAATGTCATCTAAATAAGGTAAAAAGTCGTCATTTTCTAAATTATTATTATTGTTACGTTTATTTTGAGCATTGTGTTGTTCCACAAATTCGAATGTATCATTTTGTAATTTATAAAAATCATCGTATATTTCATTGAGTTCTTCTTTAATGTTCATATCATCATAATATTTATTTTGTATTTTGTATTTATTTTGTATAGTTTTCAAATACATATTTAATTTTTCTAATGCGTCGCGTTTTTCATCTTGTTCTTTTTTACATTTTTCAACATAAATGTAATAATGGTTTACATTATTTACAATATTTTGTGGTTTTGTATTTATATCATCGTGAGCATTATCATTATCATTTAAAAAATCATTATCATTATTAAAATAGCACTCATTGTTATTGTTATTGTTATTATTTATATAGTTTTCTGGTCGCGTTAATTTATAAAAATGTATCATTTCATTATGTTTACGTATTTTGTTTTCTTCAAGCAAAAGTTTATTCAAATCAAATTTTAATACAGAGTTAAATTTATTCATCTCAATAATTTATAAACATATTAAATATTTAATATTTGTAAATAAAATGTATGTAAATAATATTTACATACATTTGTATTCCATATTTGGTGTTACAAATGTTTCAAAAATATATAAAAAAAACCTAATTAATTTTTAATAGAATATAAAATCTTGGCTAATATAATATATACTTTAGGATAATTAAAAATGTCTAAACAAATCCAAGAGCCCCTTTTAATTGCAGATGAAAGCAGATTTGTAATGTTTCCAATTAAATATGATGATATATGGAATATGTATAAAAAGCAAATCGATTGTTTTTGGCGCGCGGAAGAGGTTGATCTAAGTAAAGACTTAACAGATTGGAAAAAAATAAGCAAGGACGAGAAACATTTTATTTCAATGATACTCGCGTTTTTTGCAGCAAGTGATGGAATAGTGTTAGAAAATCTCGGTTTACGTTTTATGAGTGAAGTGCAAAATTCAGAGGCAAGAGCATTTTATGGTTTTCAAATTGCTATGGAAAATATTCACTCGCAAATGTATAGTCAATTAATAGAAACATATATTGAAGATCGCGAAGAAAAATCTAAAATGTTTGATGCTTTAAATAATTATCCTTGCATAAAAAAAAAAGCAGATTGGTCGAAGAAATGGATAGGTGATAATCGTAGTAGTTTTGCAACCCGATTGGTAGCATTTGCTTGCGTAGAAGGAATATTTTTTTCCGGTGCATTTTGCAGCATATTTTGGTTAAAAAAGCGTGGGTTGTTACCTGGTTTGACATTTTCAAATGAACTGATTTCTCGTGATGAAGCATTGCATACAGAATTTGCAGTATTATTATATAGTAAATTGTTGAAAAAAGTAAATAAAAATAAAATAAATGAATTGATAAAAGAAGCAGTTACTATTGAGAAAGAATTCATAACCGAAGCATTACCTTGTCGTTTGATTGGAATGAATAGTTCTTTAATGGCAACATATATAGAATTTATAGCAGATAGACTTTGTGTTCAATTAGGTTATGAAGTCATTTATAATGCAAGCAATCCATTTGATTTTATGGAACTTATATCTGTTGAGTCGAAAACGAATTTTTTTGAAAAACGTGTAAGTGAGTACGCATTAGCAGATAAGACACAAGATAAAGATGTATTTGATTTTAATGATGATGGGTTTTAGATAATTGTAAATAAGTAATCATTTACATATTTATCTATTATATTTTTGACGGATTGCTGTAGGAATAAGTTCATTTTCCATTTTTTCTATTTTTTTATAACATTTATTAATAGTTACCTCACTAATTTCAGCAATAATGCTAATATTTTTTTTACTAATATCTAGATCACAGTATTGAACGATGAAATATATAATACCAACAGCAATAGCATTTGGTGTATTTTCAGGAATATAATTATTATTTTCAATACGTTTGGCAATGAATGAACATAATTTAATCATATCCTTTGTCATTGATAAACGACTACAATACCGTTCTATAAAAGAAGTAGGATTTGTATCACATAAATTAGTTTTGTCTTTATTTTCAAATCCTTCTTCAATATTATTTAAAATAATAGTAGCATTTTTGCAACCTTTTGTGGCACTTGTGTTATCCAGGTGAAATATGGTAGCAATTTCCCTGGCTGTTCTTGGACTACCATTAATCCTGCAAGATATATAAATAGATGCTGCAATTATTCCATCTCTATTAAGACCTCTAAAAGTTTTTTGTTCAGATATATTTTTATGATATCTAATCGCAGTATCAACAATCATTTTTGAAATCCCGGCATTTAGCGCCATCAATGAAATTCTCTGAAATTCATCATATTGTGATTTTTCTTTATATGGCATTGATTGCCAATCGGTATACCTTTTAATTTTTCTCATTTCATAACTCATTTTGGAAGAACAAAGAACTTTACAACCATAAGATGATTCGCGCAATAGGTCATTAATTGGCATACCACAACGCGTCGGGTCAGATGAATTAGCATCATCAGCTCCATAATATCTCCATTCAGCACCAGTATCCAACACATCGGTATATAAAATACAACACCTAGGGTTTGTACATTCCAAAAAACCTTGCTCTGTAATTGCTAATGAAGATGTGCAAGTTTCACATGATTCCCTATTTTTATTTGATAAATATAAACATTCAAGTGGTTGTTCATTTTTATTAAGAACCTCAGTATCAAACATTTTCCATAATTCTACATTTTTATTATTATTATTTCTTTTGTTTTTCTTGGTTTTTTTTAGATTTTCCATAATGGAATGCATATATTTATATTAAACAAATTCAATTTTATTTTTATTTAATCGCAATTATTATATATATATAGATATTATGGGCAACATACCTTCAAAATCAAAAGATACATCGGGTGATGATAGAAAGATGTTATTAAAAAAGTTAGATATAATTGCCGCAAATTATATCACAGATTTACATTTGAATGATTATGAAAAATTTAAAAATCAAGACCAATGTAATGAATTGGTAGTATTAACATCAGATAAGATAGCAAATAGTTTAAAATTATTGAATATTGTATATTTAAAACAACGAACCGAACGCGGTAGTAATATTAGTGATACACAGGATAAAAAGACAAAGGCATATGGTTCAACCAAAGTGCTTTATGGAAAACGGTCACAAATAATTGATGGCGATGAAAAAATACCTTGGAAAAAAAGACGATTATGTAATGGTATAGCAAAATTTTATGTAAGAATAGCCCAAATATATGCAGCAATTGTTAAATCAATAAATCCACAACTGAAATTTAAAGATAAACATAGTGAACCGAGTGATAGCTTATCTGTATTTGATGAGCATCGTGTTTCAACTGTAATGAAAGAAAAACTATTCGATAGTGTTGTATTTAGTTTATGTGGTAAAATGAAAGAAGAATTAACCAGCAGTAGTTCATTAAAAGTTGATAATAACAAAAATATTAATATTAAACCCGAATTTTGCAAGATGAGGTCACATTTAAAAGATGAACCTGGAATTTTAGAATTAGAAGAGTTATTTAAAGATGAATATGATTACGATACAGGTGTATATAAAATAA